ATCACTATTATTTGTTACGTTTGTTACTAATTTTGATATTCCATTTGTTGTTACTAATGATGTATTTGTCATTTTGATTCCATCTACTTCTTGATCTTTTACTACATCTTTATTTGTGTTTACTTTAATTTCTTCTTTCTTTTCTTCTTTTTCTTTTTTATTGCATCCACATCCTGTTACTAGTCCTAAAACTAGTAACATTGTGATTGATAAACTTAATACCTTTTTCATTTTTATTCCTTCTTTCTTTTTAATTATTCTTTCTTTTATTTTTTTATGAATCCTATGTGAATCCGCAACCTTTCATACACTCTGTTGAAGCGACTCCACTTCCACAAACGCATCCACCGCTACAATTACATCCTGTTGCAGAACCACCACCACCGCTAGAAGTTATTGTATATTTTCTAGAAGCAGTTGATACATTACCAACTTTATCAGTACATTTTCCACTTGCGGTTCTTGTGCTTACAGTTGATAAACTTTGAGATGTACTTGATGTTCCTGTAGTAACAGTTCCTGCATCTGATAACCATGCTTGTTTCATTCCAGAATGCGAATCTTCACATTGTACTTTAACTGTTGTACTTCCAGATTTGTATGATCCTGCAACTGGAACCATTGTTATTGTTGGTGCCGTCTTATCTACATAAACATTTACCTCTTTACTACATGAGTTTGTATTTCCTGCATTATCTTTTATTGTTATACTTGGTGTTGCTGTTTTTTTAGAAGCTGTATATGTTTTTGAATATGTTGATGCTGTACATCCACTTCCTGAAGTATCAGTACAACCAACTTTAATAGTTCTATCTGATGCTGTCCATGAAGTACTTCCTCCCGACCATGAACCACATGCTGGTTTTGTTTTATCTATTCTAATATATGTTGAACTTGAAGCCGAACAATTTCCAAGATTATCACATGCTCTTAAATAAGCTAATTGATTTCTTTCAGCTGAGAATGCTGTTGTTGTAAATGTATTTACATTTGAACTTCCATATGTTGTCCAATTTGCATTGTCATAACTATATTGATAATATCCAATTCCAGTTAAGTTATCTGTAGAGCTTAATGTTAATGAAAAATTACTATTAGTCCATCCTCCACCTGTTGGATTTGATATACTTGGTGCTGATGGTGCGGTTGCATCTCTTCTTATCGTATATACACCAGACCAGGCACCTACATTTCCAGCATGATCTATTGCTCTTACATAAAAATTCCATTGTCCATCCCAGTTTATTGTCCATGGATTTGGAAATGTACCAGCCACATTTACTCCATCATGTGAATATTGATAATATGAAACTCCCACATTATCTGTTGCTGAAGCACTTTGTGTAACATTTCCATTTGTCCATGCTCCACTTGAATATCCATTTAAACTCATTGATGTTTGTGATGGTGCTTGAGTATCCATATGAATATGATGAACATCTGTCCAACCACTCTTATTTCCCATATGGTCTACTGCTCTAAATCTATTGTTACAAGAACTATATCCATTCCATGGAACAAAATTAGAATTAGTTGTTGTATTTGCAACTCCATCTCCATCCCAATCAACTTCATAATATGCTAAGGCTACATTATCAGATGAAGTTAAAGTATAATTATAATTATTTTTCCATGAACAAGTATTTGAACCACCATTATATGTTACTGTTGGAATTGATGGTGCAGTATTATCAATTCTTTCAGTAAATTTTGCTGATGCTGGTCCAGCATTTCCTAAATTATCTACTGCTCTTACATAGAAATCCCATTGTCCTGTCCATGTTATCCAATAACTTAATGAAGTTTTTGTTGTAGTATTATCATAACTTGAATTCCATCCTAATGTTGAAATATCACTTCCCCATGATGAACCATCATGTGAATATTGATAATATGCTATTCCAGCACAACCATTATCTGTTGTTGATGCTGTTGTTCTAATATGTGAACTTGTCCATATCCCGCTATTATATGTACCTGCTACAGTACTTGGCGCTGTTCCATAAGCTAATGCTATTGTTGGTGCATTTGGTCCTGTTCTGTCTACTGTTGTTACACTATATGAAGCTGTTGAACTAGCATTAGTTCCATCCCATAATCTTGCATATACTGTTGTATTTGAAGTTAATGTGAATGTTCCACCACTACTTATATTTGTCCATGTTCCACTTGTTCCGCCTAATTGATATTGTAATTGTGCTCCTGCTGTTGTTCCTGTTACCGTCATAGTTTTACTTGTTGAACAACTTGCAGTATTTTGTGTAATGTTTACACTTCCAAAACTATTTGTATCTGTATTTCCAGTTTTAGTAACACTTACATTTGCTCCATTTGTTGTTACTACTTCATAATAATATTTTGTTGTATTTTTTAATCCTGAAGCTGTACATACATTATTACTAATTGTTCCTGTTATAGTATAATTTCCACTTGATGTTCCTAATTTACATGTTGTACTCTTTATTCCACTTTCTGCATCACTTGCACTAATTGGAATACTTACAGATTTTGTTGTTTTTGTAATTGTTCCTATTGTTAAAGTTGGTTCTGTTATATCTACTGTTGTTTGTGTCTTTGTTGTTCCTGATTTAGTATTTACTCCATCTGTTACCCTACAATATACATATGTTGGTGTTGTTGTATTTGCTGCCCAATTTATTGTTTGTGTTTTTCCACTACTTATTGTTGTCCATGCTACTTTTTCTGTTGTTCCACTTACTACTCTATATTGTAAACTTTCTCCTGTTGTTATATTTCCTTTTATTGTAGCTGTCTTACTTGTTTTCCATACATTTTCATCTGTTATTGTAACTTCACATGTTCCTGTTGCTGTTGTTGCTGTATTTCCTGTTACTGTTTGTGTTAAACCTGAGTTGTTTGTTGTTACAAGTCTATAATAATATGTTGTTCCTGATTTTGCATTACTTATTGTACATTTTCCATCACTTATTGTTCCTGTACTTCCATAACTTGTACTTGTTCCATATTCACATGTTGTTCCACTTATTCCTGATTGTGAATCTGTTGCTGTATATGGTATTGAAATACTTTTTGTTGTTTTTGTGATTGTTCCTACTGTAATTAATGGAACACTTGGATCTATTTTTGTTTGGGTTTTTGTAGTTCCATCTTTAGTATTTACTCCATCAGTTACTCTGCAATATATATGTGTCGGAGTTGTTGTTGTCGCTTCCCAATTTATTGTTTGGGTTTTTCCACTACTTACTGTTGTCCATACTACTTTTTCTGTTGTTCCACTTATTACTCTATATTGTAAACTTTCTCCTGTTGTTATATTTCCTTTAATTGTTGCTGTTTTACTAGGCTTCCATGCATTTTCATCTGTTATTGTTACTTCACATGTTCCTGTTGCTGTTGTTGCTGTATTTCCTGTTACTGTTTTTGTTAAACCTGAGTTATTTGTTGTTACAAGTCTATAATAATATGTTGTTCCTGATTTTGCATTACTTATTGTACATTTCCCATCACTTACTGTTCCTATACTTCCATAACTCGTGCTTGTTCCATATTCACATGTTGTTTTATTTATTCCTGATTGTGAATCTGTTGCTGTATATGGTATTGTTATATTTTTTGTCGTTTTTGTAATTGTTCCTACAGTAATCAATGGAGCACTTGGATCTATCTTTGTTTGTGTTTTTGTTGTTCCATTTGTAGTATTTGTTCCATCTACTACTCTACAATATAGATACGTTGGTGTTGCTGTTGTTGCTTCCCAATTTAATGTTGCTGTTGTTCCACTGCTTACTGTTGTCCAATCTGTTTTTGTTGTTGTTCCACTTACTACTTTATATTGTAAATTTTCACCTGATGTTAATTCACCATTTATAGTTGCAATTTTACTTGTTTTCCATGTGTTTTCATTTGAAATCGATATATCACATGAACCACTTATCACTGTTGCTGTATTTCCTGTTACTGTTGTTTTTAATCCTGAATTATTTGTTGTTTCTAATTTATAGTAATATGTTGTTCCTGATTTTGCATTTTCTATTACACATTTACTATCTTTAACAACACCTTTACTTCCATAACTTGTGCTTGTTCCATATTCACATGTTATTTCACTTATTCCTGATTCTGGATCTATTGCTGTATATGGTATTAATAGACTATTTGTTGTTTTTGATATTGTTCCTATTGTTAAATCTGCTTTTGTTATATCTATTCTTGTTTGTGTTTTTGTTGTTCCATCTGTAGTATTTGTTCCATCTACTACTCTACAATATACATGTGTTGGAATATCAGTATTTGCTGCCCAATTTAATATTTCTTTTTTTCCACTTGATATTGTTGTCCAATCTGTTTTTATTGTTGTTCCACTTACTATTTTATATTGTAAATTTTCACCTTGTGAAAGTTTTCCTGTTATCGTTGCTGTCTTACTTGTTTTCCATATATTTTCATCTGATATTTCTATATTACATGATCCACTTGATGTTGTTGTTGTATTTCCTGTTACTGTTGTTTTTAATCCTGAATTATTTGTTGTTACTAATCTATAATAATATGTTGTTCCTGATTTAATATTTTCTATTACACATTTACTATCTTTTACTACACCTTTGTTTCCATAACTTGTACTTGTTCCATATTCACATATTGTACTTTCTATACCTGATTGTGAATCTGTTGCTGTATATGGTATTGTTATACTTCTTGTTGTTTTTGTTATATCTCCAGTTACTAAACTTGCTTTTGTTATATCTATTTTTGATATACTTTTTGATATTGCTGGATCAACTGTATTTAATATTGTTCCATCATTTTCTTTTTCTACATATCTACAATATACTGTTGTTGGTTCATCATCTGTTGCCATATTATCTAATGTAATTTTTTTACCATTTGTTATATCTAGCCAGTCAGTATCTTTTTTTACACTTGATTCATAAACTCTATATTGTAATGTTGTTCCTGATACTGTTTCACCTGTTATTGTAACATTTTTACTTGGTGTCCATTTTCCATAATCTGAAATTTCTATATTACAAGTTCCAAAATTTCTAGTTGTTATTTCACTTGTTTCAGATTCTATTATTCCATTATTTGCTATATCATTTAATTTTGTTTTTATATAATAAGTTGTATTATTTTTTAATTTACTAAATACTGCTTCTTTTTGCCATTTATATTCTCCATCTTTTGTTGTACTTATTCCATACATTATTGTATTTTCATCTATTCCGCAGTTATCTGTTTGTTTTAATGTCACTTGTATTTCACTTGTTGGTCTTTCATTTGATAATATTAATGTTGGAGCTGTTTTTGTTACTTTTGTATTATCTATTGTTCCAAATGTATGTGTTGCTATTCCACTTACTTTATCATTTCTTATATCTCTTAGTCTTGCATATATTGTTCCATTTTTTGTCATTGTTACTGGACCAGTATATTTTTCCCATTTTTCTTTATCTAAACTATATTCTTTTGCTATTTCTTCATACTCTGGATATATTATTTCTACAATTTTATTTTGACTACATACTGCACCATTTTCTGGTATTACAATTTCTACTGTTTCTTCTGCTACATTACATGTTAAACTTTTTGGAGTTGTTCCCGCTTCTATTTTTTGTGTCCCAGTTGTATTAGTTACTACATATCCATCTATTACGACTGAATATGATTCTACTAATCCTCTATCATCTACACATATAGTTCCGTTATTTGGCAATGTACCTTTCATTGATAATTCTTTTTCTTCACCATTTACTTCTATATTACCATTTTCTGTTATTTTGTACATTCCTGAATCTAATTCTTCATTATTTAGTTTTCCATATTCTAATTTATCTTCTAATGTATCTATATAATGTACTGTTCCTACTTTTATACTTGATTTTTTAGAATCTTCTAACACATTTAATGTTATTGGTACTGCTATTAAAGCTATTACAGCTAATATTACTATTACCGCTAATAATTCTACTAATGTAAATCCTTTTTTATTTATTAATGATTTTTTCATACATATTCAACTCCTAAATTGATTCTTCCATCGCTTACATTTATTTTACACTACCTTATATTTAATAATACAACAAAATAATAGTTTTTTCAACTATTATTTCACAATTTTTTCACATTAATATTTTAATAAAAAAAATCAGTTTTAAAACTGATTTTATGGATTAATTCTACTTGGTCCTCTAAATAGGAACTGTGTTTCTTTTACACTTGGAATACTTAACAATAACATTGTAAGTCTATCTACTCCAATTGCAAATCCACCATGTGGAGGACAACCATATTTAAAGAATTCTAAATAGAATTTAACATCTTCATCTAATCCTTTTTCTTTAGCACTTTTTACTATTTCTTCATATCTATGTTCTCTTTGAGCTCCTGTAGTTATTTCTACACCTCTCCAAATTAAATCATATCCTTGTAATATTCCATTTTCATCTCTCATATGATAGAACGCTCTTTTTTCAGCTGGGAAATCTGTTACAAAAACAAATTCATGATTAAATTTTTCTTGTGCTAATTTACCTAATAATTTTTCTGCTTCTGTTGTTAAATCATTTTGTTCTTCTGTTTCATAATTGTATCTTGTCTTTAATTCAGCGTATACTTCTTTTAATGTCATTGTTGGGAATGGTAATGTTGGTACATTTATTTCTATACCAAATTTTTCTTTTATCTCTTCACCCATTTCTTCTTTTAAGTTTTTAAATGCATATGTAAGCATTTCTGCTTCTAAATTCATAACATCATTAAAATCATTTATATAACTAAATTCTAAATCAAATGAAGTAAATTCAGTAGCATGTCTATTAGTGTTAGAATTTTCTGCTCTAAAACATGGTGCTACTTCAAATATTCTATCAAATCCTGAAGCCATTGCCATTTGTTTATAAAATTGTGGAGATTGTGCTAAATAAGCTTTATCATCAAAATATTTAACTTCAAATACTTCACTTCCTGATTCACTAGCTGCACCTATTAATTTAGGTGTATGTATTTCTGTAAATTTATTATTATATAAATATTCTCTTAAATATTTCACTAAACAACTTTGTACTTTAAATATACAAGCATTTTGTTCATTTCTTAAATCTATAAATCTATAATCTAATCTTGTATCTAAATTTACATTATTTAAATCTTTATAATTAAATGGAAGTTCACTTGCTTTACTTGTTACTTCTATACTAGTTGGAATTATTTCCATTCCATTTAATTTTACTTTAGGACTTTCTAATAATTTACCTTTTATTTTTACTGTACTATCTACTGTTAAATTATCTACTATTTCTACTAATTCTTTATTTGCTTCTTCTGATTTTTCTATTGTTACTTGTACTTTTCCTGTTACATCTTTAATAATAACAAATTGTACCCATTGTAAATTTCTAACACTTTCTACAAATCCTTGTATTTCTATCTCTTCATCAAAATGTTCATTTAAATTTTTTATATACAATCTTTCCATATTTGTTCCTTTCTAATGTTCACTCATTACTTCATCTAAAAATTCTATTAATTCTTCTTCTTTTACTTTATATTCTTTTTTATCTCTATTATCTTTAATAGTTAATACTTTATTATTTAATTCTTCTTCACCTATTATAATTATGTATTTAGCTTCTAATCTATCTGCTTGTTTAAAGTTACCTTTTATATTTCTATTCATGTAATCTATATCTGTACTAAATCCATTCATTCTTAAATCTTGACATAATGTATATGAATAAGCTTGTTCTTTTTCACTCATTGGTATTATATATATATCTAATGTATCAACATCTAATTTTATTTCTTCTTTTTCTAATGCATTTAAAAGTCTTTCAAAACCTAAAGCAAATCCAACTGCTTTTGTTTCTGGACCATCTAGTATTTCTACTAATTTATCGTATCTTCCTCCACCACATAATACATTATTACTTCCAAAATCTTTTATATCTGCTTCTACTTCAAATACTGTATTTGTATAATAATCAAGTCCTCTTACAACATTAGGATCAACTTCATAATCGATTCCCAATAAACTTAAATATTCTTGTACTTTATCAAAGTGTTTTCTTGATTCTTCTGTTAAATAATCTATTATTTTAGGAGCTGTTTTCATACATTCTAAATCATGATCTACTTTACAATCTAATATTCTAAGTGGATTTTTTAAATATCTTTCTTTACAATCACTACATAAAGTATCTAAATATGGTTTAAAATGATTTAATAATGCTTCTTTATAATTATTGCGAGTTTCAGTATCACCTAAAGAATTTATTTTAACTTTTATTCCTTTTAATCCTAATATTCTATATAGATTAACAGGAATACTTATTACTTCAGCATCAAGCATTGGTGAAGAACTACCAAATACTTCTACACCAAATTGATAAAATTCTCTAAATCTACCTGATTGTGGTCTCTCATATCGATACATTGGACCATAATACCAATTTTTAATCGGACATGAAGCTTCACCATATCTTTTATTTTCAATATAACTTCTAACAACACCAGCTGTTCCTTCTGGTCTTAAAGTCATATTTCTATCTCCTCTATCTATAAAGTCATAAGTTTCTTTTGATACTATATCACTAGTTTCTCCTACTCCTCTATGAAATAAATTGCTTGATTCAAATATTGGTGTTCTTACATATTCATAATTATATTTTTGCATTAAAGCTTCTATTATTTTTTCTACATATTTTATATTTTTTCCGTAACTTCCAAATACATCATATGTTCCTTTAGGTTTTTGTATCATTGTATCATCTCCATAACTAATTATATCAAATTTTTTACTAAATTAATATATTCATAATAATGCTTATATTTTATATTGACATTTCATTGTCAATAAAGTGGATTTATATTAACATAGTTATATTTTATTGTCAATTAAAGAAAAAAAGTATTTAAAATACTTTTTTATGAATTTAAAGATTCTGTTTCATATAAATTTTGATAAATTTTACAGTTCTTCATTAATTCTTTATGATTTCCACTTGCAATAATTTTTCCTTGATCTACTACATGTATTATATCAGCATCCATAATTGTTGATAATCTATGAGCTACTATTATAATTGTATGATCTTTTACTAAATTATCGATTGTTTTTTTTATATATTCTTGTGAATTATTATCTAAAGCACTTGTAGCTTCATCAAAAAGAATTACTTTACTTTGTTTTGCTAATGTTCTTGCAATTGATAATCTTTGTTTTTGTCCACCTGATAAGTTTACTCCACCTTCTCCTAGTAAGTTATCATACTTTTCTGGTAAAGACATTATGTAATCATCTAAATAAGCCATCTTTGTATATTTTCTTATTTGATTTAATGTTATATTTTCATCTATTAATTCAAAATTTTCTTTTATTGTTCTATTAAATATAAAAGGTTCTTGTCTTATTATTGAAATATGTTTACTTAAACTTTTTTCATCTAAATCCTTTATATTAATTCCATCTAATAAAATTTCTCCTTCATTTACATCAAATATTCTTGTTATTAAATTAAATAAAGTAGTTTTACCTTGACCTGATTTTCCTACAATAGCAATTTTCTTATTTGGTTCTATTTTTAAATTAAAATCATTTAAAGTTGTTTCTTCATTTGGATAACCAAATGATACATTTTTAAATTCTATAATTCCCTTTGTATTCTTTAATTCAACTGTTCCATATTTTACATCTTTATATAATCTATTTTCTAATATTTCATTTACACGACTTATAGATACTACTAGTTTTTGATAGTTTTCTGAAAAATCATTTATATTTTCTATTAACCACATATATCTATATACATAATAAGTCATCGCTATAAAAAATGTTAATGTTGTTTTATCATAATATAATAAAATTGCACAAGTAGAGAAAACTCCTACTTCTAATAATATTTTTAATGATGTTGTAATTATACGAAATTGTTTAGATATATTCAATTCATCTTCACTAGCTTTAAATATCATTTTTACATATTCTTTAGCATTTTCTAATAAATTATTTTTTATTCCTAATGTTTTTATTTCTCTTATTCCTCTAACTGATTCATTAACTAAAGATGTTAATTTATCTTGACCCTTTTTTCTTCCTTCATGCGCTTTTTTTAATTTTGGATTATATATTCTAATAATTATAAATAATATAATTAAGAATATTAATATTTCTATTCCAACTATAAATGAATTACAAATTACATATACAAATATAACTGCACTTGTTATTACTGAACTAATTATATTTACTAATCTTCCAAACACAAAACTTAATGTATCAGCATCATTTGTTATTCTATTGATTATTTCTCCTGAACTCTTTTCTTCAAATGCTTTTGCTGGTAAATTTAATGTTTTTAAATATGTAAAATATCCTAATTTTCTAGATAATTTACTTTCTATTTTTTGTAATGTTTTATTAGCAATTATTTCAATAATCCCACCAAATATTATACTTATTATAAAATATATAAATAAATATAATAAAGCCATTTTAATATTATTATTTGTTATAGATTCTACAGCAGCACCATTTAAATAACCGGTTGCAATTGAAGTTAATGATCCAATTAATAAACATATGGTTGCGATTGTTAATCTAAATTTATCTTCTTTAATTAATTTTAGTAGAGGTTTAAATTCTTTTAAACTTTTCATATATACCTCCTTTAATAAAAAAAACTACATATAGTAGTTAAACGTTAAAAGGAACAGGAAAATGACAAAACTTTCCAGTTCTTTTAATTTCTACTATATTATTTCTAACTATAAAATTTATTCTATTCATTTTCCCACTCCTTTCTCTTTAAATTCAAAAAAGATTTTAACACACAAATTTATTTATGTCAATAAATACACAAAAAAATAGTTTTTAAAACTATTTTAATATTTCATATTCAACTTTATGTGCTTTATCTAGATTCATATCTACATTACTTGTTATTTCTCTTGTTTCTCCTGCTGGTACTACTCCTCCTACATATCCTTGTAGCGTTACTATTGTATTTCCTTCTTTATCTTTTACATAGATATTAAATATTCTTACTTCTTTATCTTCTTTTGTTGGATTTGTTACTGCTGTTACTAATGTTGCTCCATTTTTTGTTGATACTAATGATGTATTTGTTAATTTTAATCCTTCTACTTCTTTATCTTCTATTACACCTTCATTTGTGTTATATGTTTTCTTTTCTTCTTTTGTTTCTTTCTTTTTATTACATCCACATCCTGTTATTATTCCTACACTTAATAACATTACTAAACTTATTATTATTTTCTTTTTCATATTATCACTCCTTTAATATTTAATTATATAATTAACAACTGTATAAGGTTGAACATTATTATGAGCTCCACTTCCACCTTTATTAGCATTAGATCCATTTGGTTTAATTGTATGAGTATGACTAGTATTTCCAACACTTACTGATCCTGATGGAGTTACTGTGTGAGAATGACTTGCAACAGTTGAACTACCATAAACACCATTACCATTTCCAGTATGTGAGAACCAATGTGCATTTGTAATAGTTCCATTTTGTTTACCCTGTGATCCAGAAATACCCATATATATACCAGATGATCCAGATCCAGTTCCACTTGCTACTGTAAAATCTGTTCCGGTAATGCTAGTGAAATTATGCGTATGACTTCCACTCCAAGATGTATGATCTGTTCCAGGATACCATGTTGCTGATTGTCCTGCTGAATTATTTCCAGTTGTTGATTTACTATTTCCTAAACTAATAGAATGTGTATGGGAAGCCATTTCACTTGTTGTTACTGTATGTGTTGTTGCTCCTCCTGTTGAAGCAATTGTAAAACTTTTTGATGTATTATTTGAATCTGTTCCAGTACCAGTTCCTACTGCTACTTTTCCACTTAAATTTGGAAGATTGAATGTTGTACTTCCATCTCCACTTCCATATGTTGTTCCTATTACTGCATATAATGCACTATATGTTGTTCTTGAGACTGCTTGTCCGTTACATTTTAAATATCCTGTTGGTATTGTTTCACTACTATAAGCATGAATAGAACCTACTATAGGAGATGAAATAGTTCCTTGATATACTTCAACAGATTCTTCTGCAGATACGGAATCTATATTTTTCTTCAGTTGATATCCAATTCCTAAACTAATACTTATTAAGTATAATCCAAAAATTAATAATTTATTTCTTTTTTTCATAATACCTCCTAATATTTTATAACGTACATAACAGTATTATATGGTTGAATATTATTATGTTTACTTCCACTTCCTGTATTTGAGTTAGTACCAGATGTTGTACCACCATCATGAGTATGAGTATCACTAACAGATATAGTACCTGAAGGTGTTACTGTATGAGCATGAGCTCCTCCTGCCGCAGCAGAATAAACACCTGTAAACCAATGAGCAGATCCGTGACTTCCCCAAGCAGATGCACCTAATGGAATAATCGCTTTATTAGATTGTCCGACTGAATTTCCTACTATAAAATCTGTATTACCTGTATTTGATACAATGTTATGAGAATGACTTCCATCTGCTGATGATGGTGTAGAACTTCCACTAAAACTTGCACTACCACTTAAATTAGCTGTTGAACCTGTAGTTGTTTGATTACCTGTAAATGTATGAGTATGACTTGGCATTTCTGTTTCTGTTAAAGCATGAGTGTATTCTCCACCTTTACTACCAATTGTATATGAACTACTAGATCCCATTGCTACTCTTCCTGATAAATTAGGTAAATTAAATGTTGTACTTCCATCTCCACTTCCATACTTTGTTCCTATTATTGCATATAACTTACTATACGTTGTTCTTGATACTGCTTGACCATTACACTCTAAATATCCTGTTGGTACTGAAGTACCACTATATATTTGAATACTACCTATTATTGCATTAGTAAGTGTATTAGCACTGGCTCCTTTTACATTAGGAACTTTACTTATCAAGTTAGTACCTAAAAGGAAGCCAAATATAGGTACTAATAAATATAAAATTAATTTTCTTTTCTTCATAATTTGACCTCCTTAATATTTTATAATATATGGTACTGTAACATATGGTTGAATATTATTATGCTTGCTTCCACTTCCAGTACTTGAATTTGATCCAGTTAATGTAGGTATACCATGATTATGCGAATAATTTATAGAAACGGAACCTGAAAAATAGAAATAATGTCTATGGTCTCCAGCCCAATCAAAATAATAAATTCCCATAAACCAATGTGCTGATGAAAATTTAATTGAATCATATGCCCAGCCTGGTTTATTCATTGGAATTCCAGAAATTCCTGAACCTGTACCACTTGCTACTGTAAAATCTCCTCCACCTAAACGATTTGTTACACTATGTGTATGTCCTGGATCCGTTGATACTGTTACTGTATTTCCTGCAAAAGATGCTGTCATACTTGCACTATTATTTCCTACTGTATTTGCACTTCCTGTATAAGTATGTGTATGACTTGGTAATTCTGCTACAGATAATGCATGAGAATATTCTCCACCTTTTAATCCTTGAGTGAATGTTTTAGATGTTGAATTTGTATCTGTTCCAGTTCCTTTTCCAACTGCTACTCTACCTGATAAATTAGGTAAATTAAATGTTGTACTTCCATCTCCACTTCCATATGTTGTTCCAATTACTGAATATAATTTACTATATGTTGTTCTTGAGACTGCTTGACCATTACATTCTAAGTATCCTGATGGTATTGTTTTACCAGAATAAATTAGTATTGTTCCAATTGGTGTATTATCTATTCCACTTACTGTATAAGTACTTCCAGTAACATAGTTTACTCCATCATTTACTCTTGCTATTACTGTTCCATTTGTTTGGAATTCTATTTTTTTAGTAGTTGATGTTGAAGTCTTCCATGTTTTTCCACCATCTAAACTATATTCATAATTATATCCACTTGGATATGTTATGGTTACTATCTTAGAATTTGATGTTGTACTATTAGTAATTGAATATGTAGGTGCAGTCATTACTATTGGAGATACATCCTGTGAACTACTATCCAAGTAACTCTTACTATTTAATCCATTATTTGTGTATGTTTTATTTATTACTCTTGTTTTTATTTTATATGTTCCACTTGTTAAACTATTAAATGTATAACTATTTGATGTTTGGATACTTGTCCATGTTGTTCCTCCATCTTTACTAAATTGATATCCATAGATTCCTGACTCATTATCTGTTCCACTTGCTACTACTGTTATACTCTTACTTGTTCTTGTATAAGAGAATGTACTACTTGTTGGTGCTGTTGTATCTATACTTGTTATTGTTTGACTACTTCCTGTTACATAGTTTACTCCATCTGTTATTCTTCCTATTATTGTTCCATTTGCTGTAAATGTTACTTCACTACTATATGTTTTAAATGTTGTTCCACCATCTGTACTATATTCTAATGTTCCGGTTGGACATCCACTTGGATTTGTTATTTTTACTTTCTTACTTTGTGCCCATCCTGATGATGGTGTTATTGTATATGTCGGAGAACATAGTGCTGTTGTTGATACATTATATGTACTACTATCTAAGTAGTTTAAACTATTTATTCCTTCATTTTGATATGTTCCATTTACTGTTCTTACTTTTAATTTATAACTTCCTGTTTTTACATTATTAAACGTATATGTTTTTCCTGTTTGGATACTTGTCCATGTTGCTCCATCATCTTTACTAAATTGATATCCATATATTCCTGATTCACTATCTGTTCCACTTGCTGTTACTGTTATACTCTTTGTTGTCATTTCATATGTTAAACTACTCTTTGTTGGTTTTGTTCTATCTATTTGTGTTATACTTTGACTACTTCCTGATACATAGTTTGTTCCGTCATTTACTCTTGCGATTACTGTTCCTTCACTTGTAAATTCTATTCCTTTTTCATATTGAACAAAATTTAATCCACTATCTAAACTATACTCATTTGTATATCCTGCTGGATATGTGATTGTTACTACTTTACTTTGTGACCATCCTGTTTTATCTATCGCATATATTGGTTTTGTTATTTCTATTGTTGGTACTGCTTCTGATATACTGTCTTTTGAGTTTAAACTATTTATTCCTTCATTATTGTATGTATTATTTATTACTTTTACTTTTATTGTATATGTTCCTGTTGTTAATTTATCAAATGTATATGTTTTTCCTGTTTGAACACTTGTCCATGTTGCTCCATTATCTTTACTAAATTGATATCCATATATTCCTGATTCACTATCTGTTCCACTTGCTGTTACTGTTATACTCTTACTTGTTTTTGTATACGTAAATGTTGCACTTGTTGGCGCTGTTCTATCTATATTTGTTACTGTTTGACTACTTCCTGTTACATAGTTTACTCCATCGTTTACTCTTGCAATTACTGTTCCGTTTTCTTTAAATTCTATTGCTT